GCCTATTATTTTCTTACGAAATAAAATATTTTCATGAAGACTATCCCCCTTACTCTTGACGCATTTCGCCGTGACCTGAAGCTGGCCATGGAACGGACAGGCTATGTCCAGCAGGACATCACGCGGGAATTTGGCGTGTCCCAAGGAACCATCAGCAATCTGCTTTCTGGAAGACGGGGGATTTCCGGGACGTCGCTGCTGAAGCTCTGGCCTTTCGTCTATCCCCCGGAATCCCCTTGTCCTCCTCTTCGACCTGACCCCGCCGCGGGCCCGTCGCCATCCGCCAAGGCGGCCCTGTGAGCGCTTTGCTGTGGCCGGGAGGGAACACATGCCCCGCAGCGAATCCTTTTCCCTGCGGCTGCCACAGCCGCTGTACGACCGCCTGTTCGACGTGATCGCCGCCACCGGTAACGAGGTGACGCGCTCCGGTGTCATCGTGAAGGCGCTGGAGACGTATCTAGCCATCCTCGAATGCAACCCCGGCATGCTGGAAGGATACGACAGCGGGCGGGACAGGTCTGCAACACAAAAGGACGAGACGTAATACATGACGGATACCTGTACGACACGAGCCATCCGCTGTTTTTCCGGCCATGCCGTGCGGCGGTGCCTGGAGAGGGGCATCACGGCGCTGCATGTGGAACAGGCCCTGGAGCAGGGCGTGCTGGTGGCGGAAGGGGAGGGCACGGGCACCTGGGCCCGGGGCCGCCTGCGGGTGGTGGTGAGCCGTGACGGCATGGTCATCACGGCATGGCGCACGCCGCGCCGCAACCCCAAGCGGCGCATCCAGAAATCACAGAGCCGGAAGCGGCGGGAGAAGCGCCGTTTCCATGTACGGGAGGCACGATGAAGAAGGAACTGCCCATGAGGGCCCAGAGGGCCATCACGGTGACCATGCCGTACCAGCGCGCCTACGCGGCGCCGCTGCCCCGGCACAGATGGCAGATCATCCTGCCGGGTACGGGAGAGGTGCTGGTGCTGACTGAGGATGAATTTTCGGAAACGTGGGTACTGGAGTCCGAATGCCCGCCGGCGGTGCGCAAGCTGTTCGACGGCTTCGAGAGCTACGCCAGATGGCGCTGGGGGAAGTGAGGATGAACTCCGATTTTCGCGTATCCGTCGATTTTTTCGCCCATCACAAGACCAAGAAGCTCAGGAGGCGCTTGGGCTACGAGGGCGTCGTGGCGCTGCTCCAGCTTTGGGCCTATGCGGCGCGGGTGCGTCCTGACGGCGATCTGTCCGGCATGGAAGATGAGGACATCGAGCTGGCCGTGGACTGGTGCGGTGAGGAAGGCACGCTCGTGCCCACGCTGAAGAGCGTCGGCTTTCTGGACGAAGACGAAGGCGGGCTGCGCCTGCATGACTGGCAGGAGAACAACGCCTGGGCCGCGGCCGGTGAGTCGCGCTCCGATGCCTCCCGCCTGTCGCGCATGGCGAAGGTCTTCCCTGACGAATACCAGGCGCTGGTCGGCGCCGGTATCCGGGGCGTCAGCAAGCGGGACTACGAAGCCTTGCGGACATCCAACGACCGTTGGGCCGTCATCGACGGGATGATCAGGGGGTGCCGACGGGCCGGTGGCGACGCTCAGGGCGCGGACAACGACCAGACAACGGTCGTCAACGAGGCTCGAACGGTCGTCGAACGACCGTTAACGACCGTTGAACGACCGTTCGACGATGATTTGAGCCCTGCCCCTGCTCCTGCTCCAGCCCCTATGGCTTATAATAATACACACCCCTTACCCCTCGCGAGCGAGGGGGAGGTGGGTGTGCGGGCGGGGGCACGCCCACCGGACAGCCCGGCCCCGTCATCCGGCTCCCGGAAGGACGGGACGAACCCGCGAGCGGCACGGACGAACCCCAGGGCCAGAGGGACGAACCCGCGGGCCGGCGGGGATGCCTCCTGCGCCGATGGGGAGACCGGCAGCAAGGCCATGCCTGACTGCGGGCAGGACACAACGGCATCCGCGGGACCCGTGCCTGAGGGCCGGGGACGCAGCCCATGCTCTGACGGCCCTGCGAAGACCGACGCCCCCAGCAAAGGGCACCCGGAATGGCAGGCGTTCCTCTCCTGCTGGGAGCTCTGGCCCGTGAAGCAGGGGCAGGAAGAGGCCTGGCGCGAATGGATGCGCCTGCACGGCAACGGGACGCTGGCGCCCAGCTATGCCATCCGGGAGGCCATCGCCCGCCTGCTGGCCGAAGACAGCCGCTGGGCCCGGGGCATGGTGCCCAGGATGGCCCGCTGGCTGCACGGCAAGGGCTGGCATGACGAGCCCTTCGTACAGCCGGGGCAGGGTACCAGTGGCGTCATCGTGGACGTGGGCCGGGAGCCGCGGGCCCCGACGGAGTTCCAGCAGCGGCAGCAGGACAGCCGCAAGCTGGCACGAGCCCTGCTCGAAGCACGGGAAGCAGAACGGACACAGACGGGAGGACACCATGGACATGCGGATCGACAGGCTCTGGCTGATCATGCGCCTTGCAGAATGTGAGGCGGTTTACCGGACAGGGCGCTCACAGGAAGAGCTGGCCCTGCTGGCCGACATCTGGGCCCAGGACCTGGAAGGGCAGGACAGGGAGGCCGTGGGCCGGGCCTTCGTGCTGCACCGGCAGGAATCCGGCCGTTTCCCCTGCCCGGCGGACATCCTGCGCCTGCTGCCCCGTTGCCGCCATGCCGAGAGACGGCAAGACGCGGCGGCCCTGCCGGTGGAGACAGTGGCCGTGGGGCCCCGCTCGCACCGCGACATGGCCCGCCTGTTGTTGCAGGCCCTGCGCGGAGACAGCGAGGCCCGGAACGAGATGCAGCGTCTGCGGGTGCAGTAGGGGCAGGGATGGACAAGACAGAAGGCTTTCAACGACGCCAACTGGGCGGAAGATAAGGACAGGAGAAGTATGGCTGATACGCAGCAGACAATCCCGCAGGTCTCAGGCCAGTGGGGGGTGGCCTATGTGCCGTGCATCCTACGTACCATGGCGGAGATCTGCGAAGCCATGGGCGTGGGACAGAAGACCGTGAAAAAATGGGTAGCGCAGGGCGCGCCCATCGCCGTGGAGGGCGACGGGCGCCGGAAACGCTACAGCGCGGAGATGGCTACGCTCCAGGGGTGGAGAGGAAAAAAGTGCAGATGATGTTTAAGAAACTAGCTCGCATTCAAGCTAGAGAGGCTTTCAGGAAGAAAAGACTCTTTCATAAATTCTTTACAAATTAGATTGAGGGTTTTTTCTTTGATGAGTTGGTAAAGGAACTCTTTATTGTTATCAACATAACTATTTACGCAATCTTTATCAATCTTAGTCTGAGATGAGAACATAGCATTCTGTTTAATACGACACTGAAAAGCTTTGCTATCTTCATCTCCAATATATATTTCTGTTTCTATCAAAAAAGTTTTGTTATCAATATCTTTAGGAATGCCACAATTGAATGTTATCCTTACGGTTGTGTTTATTTTTTCTTTTATGTCTTGTTTGTTTATGCAAAGTTTTATAAATGGATATGTTATCCGCTCAAGCTTGTAGTCTGTCATAGTAGTTTTCCTTATAGGGAAAGTTGTGTGGAAAAAGATTTTTCCCAATTCATCTGCACATGAATACTATTAGAGTATTCAAATGTATCATGCTCTTTATGCTGTTTAAGGATTCGCTCAAAAGATTTAAATATGTCAAAATCATTAGAAATGTAATTTTGTTTATAATTTGAAATACTGAATGATTTATAAAAAGTAATCTTTTGTTTATAGTCTGAAAGAATGAATGATTTATAGTTTGATTCGATTAATTTTGTGAGAGCATTATAGGCATTTTCTGCGGGGGAATAAAGGCTACTATCGTCATAAGGGATTTCATCTTCACTTAATTCGTAGCTATAGGAGTCTAATCTACCTTTTTCTCTTTCAATTTCATAACTTCCCAAGGCTCTTTGATACAGTACTTTCAAAGAGAGCTTTCCTTGCAGATATTCTAAGAGGCTTGTGTGACAGTTTGAACAGTTTAGAACCTTCCATATGACATTGCCATCCTCATCCCCTATTTGATAATATATAGAACATGTTGATAGCATGAATCCTATAAACATTTCTCCATCGTACTGGAGTACGGGAATACATTCACTTATGTTTTTCATCATGCATCATCTCCTGGGAGAGAAAAAAGCTCGCTGAAAATAACGTTGCTATAGGGATGCCATGTAACATGTACAGGAGTTGGTTTTTTCTCAATAGGGCCATCTTTGAATTGATTGATTATTCCTTGTGCATAATATGGGAAACGCCTTTTTAAATGTGCTGAAAATATAAAATGTTTAAATTCACATTTATCAAGAAAAATAGATAGTCCACAGTAACTACATGGATCATTTTTTATTTTTTGTCTGTTATCTGCCGAATTGGCAAGCTGTGGCGTAAAATTACCAATACATATATCTTTTGTACGTAGTGCCCGATAAACAACTAAATCTTCGTCATAGGCAGTAAGCTGTTTTCTTGAGCATATTTTTTCAGAAAGAGTAGATTCATACTGACATTGCTGCAAGAATAAAAATTTTTTTTCCATGACTCTTGGGGATAAAAATTTTTATGTCAACTAGGCCCTGATACGACTTTAAATCTCTCCTAGATTATCCCTAGTTTTTCTAGCTGTAAACCCCATGCTACGCTTCCGGCAAAACCCCGGAGGCGTTTTTTATGTCCGACAACTTCCACCGCGTCCATGCCTTCACCGCCCATTGGGAGGGCGGCTTTTCCGACCATCCCGCCGACACCGGTGGCCTGACGGCCTACGGGGCCTCGCTCAAGTTCGTGCAGGGCATCGCCGCGACCCAGCAGGGCCGCGACTGGTTGCAGCGCATCGGCTTCCGTCTGCCCGTCAACAAGGCCTCCATGCGTTCCGTGACGCCGGACATGGCCGAGGCCATGTTCAAGCGCGAGTTCTGGGACCGGCTGCGTCTGGACGACATGCCGTTCCGGCCCGCCTGCGCCCTGTACGACGCCGCCGTCAACAGTGGCTGTGCCCAGTCCGTCAAGCTGGCCCAGCGCGGCTACAACGCCTGTGTGGGCCCCTACGGCGTAAAAATCGAGGTGGACGGCATCCTGGGGCCCCGGACGCGGGCCTCGCTGGCCTGTGACACGGACGCCCTGATCCGGGCCGTCATCCAGGCGCGCCGCGCTTTCTACGAGGGGCTGGCCCGCGACAAACCTTCGCAGGCCGTTTTTCTGGAGGGCTGGCTCAACCGGGCCGATGCCCTGGAAAAGTTCCTGCTGGCGCAGAGGAGGGCGTGATGGGCTGGCTTTCCGCATTGCTGGGACTGGGCGGCAAGGCCCTGGAGAAGATCCTGCCCGACCGTGCCCGGATCCAGCAACAGCAGATGGAGATCAACGCCGAGACGGAACGCACCAGCGGCGGACGCATGACGCCGCGCAAGCTGCTCATGTACCTGCTGGCCGTGGCTGCGGGCTGGGAACTGCTGCTGCGGCCCGTCATCGCCACCTACTGGCCCGACGTGCTGCTGCCGCCCAGCATGGGCAAGGAACTGTGGCTGGCCGTATCGGCCATGTTCGGCATGGGCTTTTAGGAGGGGGCATGGACAACGGGCATTTCATCACCGTCCTGCTGGGCGTGATCTTCGGCCTGTGGGTACTGCTGTTGGGAGTGGGCAGCTACTGCCTCAAGCGCATCAGCGACAAGCTGGACGACCTGGTGGTGCATCGTGAGGGATGCATCATGGCCTTTGCCGACCGTGACGGGAACTCCCGCGACCACCGGGAGTTCTTTCGCCGTACCGATGACCATGAGCGCCGTCTGACCCGTCTGGAAGCGGAGCGGGAAAGGAAGGGGTAGGGGATGGCTGTCCGTTACGACTGGGAGACCATCCGGGCCGAATTCGAGGCCGGGGCGACCATGGGGGCGCTTTCCCGCAGGCATGGCGTCAACAAAGCCGCCATCAGCCGGCGGGCCCGGAAGGAAGGATGGACGGCCGACCTGACCGATGTGGTGAACCGCAGGGCCGAGGCCAAGGTCAACGGGACGGTCAACGCCGTTGACCCGCAAAAAAAGGCCGCGGCGGTAGAGGCTGCCGCAGCGAGGAAGGCCGCCGTCATCAGCGAGCAGCGGGAGGCGTGGGGCGGGTTCAAGAACGAAGTGCGCGCGGCTCTGGACGTCAACGACTTCGACCGCCTCAAGTGCCTGAAGATCGCATCGGAAGCATTGCGTAATGCCCAGGAATGCGAGCGCAAGGCCTGGGGCATCCAGGACAAGGCAGAGACCGAGGTCTCCGGCGGCCTCAGCATCACATGGGAGAAATAGTCATGCGTGTCACCATCCCCTACAAGCCCCGTTACCCTGGCGTCCATGAAGCCCTGGAGGAACACCGGTTTTCCGTCCTTGTAGCGCACCGGCGTTTCGGCAAGACCGTGCTGGTCATCAACCATCTGCTCAAGCAGGCGCTGCTCTGTGACAAGCCGCGGGGCTCCTTCGCGTATGTGGGGCCGTTGCGTAACCAGGCCAAGAACGTGGCCTGGGATTACCTCAAGCATTATTCGGCCGTCATCCCCGGCCGTCAGGTCAATGAGTCGGAGCTGTGCATACAGGTGCCGTCCCGGGCCGGGACGGCCAAGATCCGCGTTTTCGGTGCGGACAATCCGACGCCCTGCGCGGCCTGTATTTCGACTGTGTGGTCATGGACGAGGTGGCGCAGATGAAGCCCGAGGTCTGGGGCGAGGTGGTGCAGCCCGCTCTTGCCGACCGCAGGGGCAGCGCCGTGTTCATCGGTACGCCCAAGGGCGCGAACCTGTTTGCCGAACTCTATCAGCGCGGCATGGCGGCCCAGGCCCAGGGAGACGCTGCCTGGTGTGCGCTCTCCTATCCTGTCACGTCCACGGATGTCTTGCCGGCCGAGGACGTGGAGCGCCTGCGCCGGGAGCTTTCCGACAATGCTTTCCGTCAGGAGATGCTCTGCGATTTCACGGCCAGCTCCGACGACATCCTCATCCCGTTGCCCGACGTGCTGGAGGCCGAGGCCCGGCAGCTGGCGTGGGACGATGTGGGCGGCATGCCCGTCATCCTGGGCGTGGACGTGGCCCGCTTCGGGGCCGACAGCAGCGTCATCGTCAGACGGCAGGGGCTCAAGGTCGACGGGCCGGTGGTCATGCGCGGGCTGGACAACATGCAGCTGGCCGACAGGGTGGCCGCCGCCATCATGGAGAACCGCCCCCACGCCGTGTTCATCGACGCCGGGCAGGGGCAGGGCGTCATCGACCGCCTGCGCCAGCTGGGGCATGAAGTCATCGAGGTGCCTTTCGGCGGCAAACCGTTGCAGGAAGGTCGCTTTGCCAACCGGCGTTCCGAGATGTGGTACGGCCTGCGCCAGTGGCTCAAGTCCGGCGGCAAGCTGCCGGATGAAGGGGACGACGTGCCCCGCCTGCGGGCGGAGCTCTCGGCCCCCCTGTACTGGTACGACGCCGCGGGCCGCATGGTGCTGGAGCCCAAGGACAAGATCAAGGAGCGCCTGGGGGCTTCGCCGGACATCGCCGACGCCCTGGCCCTGACCTTTGCCGCGCCCGTGGCCCTGCCGGAGCCTGGGCAGGAGATGTTCCTGCCGGAACAGGCCCGTGATGCCCACGGCTTTTTGTTCAGCTGGGATGGAGGAGAGGACGATGCTCGCCCCTGGTAGTCAGCATGCCTACCGCTTCATCCAGGCGGATACGCCGGAGTTGCGGCGTCTGCCCTGGGCCAGGATGCAGGACGAGGGGCTGGCCCATGCCGTGCTCTGGGACCGGGTCGAACCCACGGTGCTGGACTGGCTGGACACGGTCTCGCCGCGTACCACCCTGATGGGCCTTGCCTTCGATGATGTCCGGGAAGGGCGGCTGGCAGGGGCCCTGTGGGTGGTGCCCGCCGGCCTGAGCGGTACGGTGCATTTCGTCATCTTTCGGGACTGGCAGCGTGACAGTCTCCGTCT